CCGACCCGCAGATCTGGGAGGAGCGCGGCGGAGGGGACGACACCATCGCCCGAAAATTCGCGAAGAAAGGGATCATGTGGCACCCCGCCGATCGGAACAACAAGCGGGGAACCACGCGCATGCTCCTCGAGCGGCTGCACGACCACTCCGAGCGCTCGAAGACCCCGGGGATTCGGTTCTTCCGGATCTGCAAGAAGGCCATTGCCACCATTCCCACGATCCCCGCTGATCCCCACGATCCCGAAATGCCGCTCGACGGCGGCCCAGACCACTGGGCCGACTCCGCGCGGTACGCCTGCGGCGTCGCCGCCCGAGGTCGCAGGGGTGTCCCGAAGCCCGCTCCTATCAAAGAGGAGTGGGAAATTCAGGAGGAGATCAACCGCCAGAGCCAACCCTTCCACCGCGGCTCCGGCCCCTACGGGGAAGCATGAAGAACGAAGAGCTGGACATCGTCGAGACCGGCGAGGACGAGGGCGAAAGCCGACTCGTCGAGAACGCTGCGGGCGATCTCGAGGAAGAGGAAGGCCCTGGCCCGTTCGAGTACGACGAGGACGAAGCGAACCTCGTCGCAGCGTTCGAGGATCATCCCGAGGGGCAAGACGCGCTGAAGGCGATCAGCGACAAGGTGCGCCAGGACTACAAGGACACCTGGGACTCGACCGAGGAGTACCGCGATCGGCGAAGTAGAAACTGGAAAATCTTCGTCGGCAATCTCCCGAAGAAGCAGCCTCCGATGCAGGACGCCGCCAACGTGCACGTCCCCATCATGATCGAAAACATCTCCCGAAACCTGATGCGCGGGTTCTCGGAGCTCTTCGGCGACTGGGACAACGTCTTCGGTGTGGCCGCTCTCGGACCGAACGACGAGGTGATGGCGCAGCTCCTCACGCTGCACGGCAACTGGCAGATCCGCCAGCAGATCATCGACTTCAAGAGGCAACAGTTTCGCGGCTACACGATCTACCTCGTGAACGGGGACGTCTCCTGTCACAGCTACTTCGACCCCGAGAGAAACTGCAACCGCCACGACATGCTGTCGGTCGACGACTTCATCGTCCCGTTCACCTACACGTCGACCATGCCGGACTGGAGCGACGTCCCTTACCGCATCAAGATCTTGCGTGCGTACAAGCATGAGCTCGAGAAGCGGCGTGACCAGTGGGAGAAGGTCGACGAGCTCTTCATCGCCAAACCGAAACCGACGTTCGACGCGGCCATCGAGCAACCGGCCGCGGAGTCGGCGGCACGCGACGAAGGTGTCGAGCCGACCGAAGTCGACCAAGCCGCCCCCTATCTCCTTCTCTGGTACGAGGGATGGCTCGATCTTCCGAACCAGGATGGGCAGAGGTTTTGCCGCGTCATCGCCGACGCGGAATCCGATAAGATCTTCGAGCTCGCGATCCACGAGCACACCGACTGGCAGGACCAGCAGCGCTACGAGTCGCAAGTTCGGGAGCTCGAGAAGTACCGGGCCGATCTCGAGCAGCACACGCAGATCATGCAGGAGATGGATCAGCAGCGGGGCGAGATCGAGCAGCACATCGCCTTCGGGCAGGACTCCGGTCTCGACGATGGATCGTCGCCAAACATGCAGGCGCTCCGCGCGCAGCACCAGAACCTCACGCAGGCGCAGGCGACGATGTTTCCGCCGCAGCTTCCGAAGTGGGTGAAGGACCCCAAAGACCCCGATCCGCAGCCAGCTCCGGTGAAGAAAAAGCCCATCCACCTCTTCGCTCACGGGGTCGCTCTCGAGCCCATCGAAGGCAACCTCGGCATCGGGTACGGGCAGATCCAGGCCGACCACAACCGCGCGGCCAACACGGCCCTCTCGCAGTTCACCGACGCCGCGACCGGCGCGAACCTCTGGAACGTCTTCACCAACGACATCGTCGAATTCCAAGGGGGAGATCAGCTCCAGCTCGGCTGGGGCAAGGTCATTCGTTTCAGCTTCTCGGGGGACGACATTCGCAAAGCGATCCTGCCGATGAAGCCGGACCCCGCGAACCCGCAGCTCCTCGAAGTCGTGAAGATGACGCAGCAGACGGCGTCGTCGTCGATGCAGAGTCCAGACGTTCTCTCTGGAGCTCCAGGGAAAAGCGGCGAGCCGTTCCGCGGAATCCTCGCCCGCATCGAGCAGGCGACCAAGCAGCTCTCGGTGCTGACGCGGAAGTACGCCGACTTTCTCGAGCAGATCCTAAAAAACAACGCCCTGCTCAATTCGATCTACCTCGACGACGACGAGTTCTTCCAGGTTGCCCTCCAGTCGGGGAGCCCCATCTGGGACGCAATCCCCGAGGAGTATCGAACGACGCCGGCGCCACCGAAGCCGCAACCACCGGTCCCCGGGCAGCCGCCCGAGCCGCCTCCTCCCCCGGCAATGCAGGGCAAGATCTTGGGGCAGTTCAAGATCGGGCGTCAGATGTACGCTCGCAACTACCACGTGGAAATCCGGGCCGATCTCCGGTTCGTGTCGCAGAGCCAGAAGATCCAAGAGGCCGACGAATTGGTGATGATGGGTAAGACGATCCCGTTTCTGCAGGGGATCCCCGCCTTCCAATACGAGGCCGTTCGGAAGGCGCTCATCGCCAGGGGGCACTACGACATGGTCGCCACCCTCGGCCAGAGGCCGCCGGACGGTCGCCCGGCGCCCCCGCCGCAGCCGATCCCTCCGGGCGTCAGGCCGCCGGGTAACGGGGCGCCCATGCTTCCCAAGGGCCCGATGCCGCCTGGGATGGTGCCGTGACGAAAGGCGGCCTCGACGGGCGCATCGGCGCGACGCCGATCGCGAAGCCCGAGAAGACCCAGGAACAGCTCGAGTGGCTCGGCCACAGCGAAACGAAAAAACTTCAGCAGGAGATCGCCTTGCGGCAGCAAAAGCTCTTGCTTCAAATCATCCAAGCCGCGGAGTCGTCGAAAGATGCAAACGTCCTCAAGCTCGCCGTGCAGTACCGAGAATGTGAGCAACAGCTCCGAAGATTCGAATGAGGGAAAGCTCCGCCTCGAGACGTGGTGCCCCATGGGCAACCCCGCCTGCGAGAACGTCAAAAAAGAGGCCAAAGAAGAGAGCGAGTACCTCTCCGGTCTCATCTCCCCGAAGGGGACGCTCGGGCTCCCCGAGCTCCTCGATCGCCGGCGTTTGCAGCACGGCATCCCAGATCGGGCGTTCGAAGCGCAAGCGATGTTCGATCGCATCTACGTCTGGCAGATCTGGGTGCATCAGGAGGAGACCTTCGTTCCCGGGGGAGCGATCGTGCAACCGGCGAACTATCGCGAAAGCGACCTGAGAGAGAACCCCCAGGGGATCATCCTGTCCGCCGGCCTTGGAGCGCTCGATCACCTACGCTCCAACGGCGCCGACCTCGGACATCATGTCAACATCCTGCACGTTCAGCCGTGGCGAATCCCCGTGGGGATCAAGGACAGCGAGGGGGTTCTCGTCCTGCAGACGGGTGACGTCTCGGGAAGTCTCGACTTGCGCAAGGCGCTACGCAGGGGAAAATGCAGGATCACCGTGCGCATGAACGAGCACGGCCAGCGAGTCCATCTCTACGAAGACGAACAAGGTCAGGTCTGGGATCCCACGAGTCCGTGGATCGCCGACGATATGTGAGGGCATCATGGCAACCAAGCGAAATGGCAGAGCGCCGGCGATCGAAGCGGACGACAACGAGAACGACAGAGTCAACGAGCTCGCGGAGGAAGTCTTCCAGAGCGCCGGCTCGGACCAAGACAACGAGGACGTCGAAGTCGAGCTGGGAGATGACGACGAAGAGGAAGATCCGGCCCCGGTAGGGACCCCGGGGACGAGAGACGCCAAGCGCAAGAGTCGCTGGGGCGAGCTCAAGGAGTCGGTGGAGCGCGAGCGGGCGGAGCGCGAGCGGGTAGAGCGCGAGCTCGCCGCGGAGCGCGCGCGAAGTCAGACCATCGTCGAGATGGCCCAGCGCCAGCCCGCTACAAGTAGCCGGCAGGCCCCGGAGGAGGATCCTACGATCGCGGAGGAAAAGAAGATCACCGCGGACATGCGGGCCGAGCAGGAAAACTACCGACGGATGGTCATCGCCGCCGGCAAGGAAGGTCTCCCCCAGGAGGACCACGACCGTTTCCACGAAAAGTGGTCGGACCTCGACTCGAAGCGCGTCGACATCCGCGCCCGGCGGATTGCTCGTCAGACCCTCGCCGAGGAGCGTCAGCGTCAGCCGCAAGCTCCGACGCCGGAGGCGCAGGCCGCCATCAACCACATCGTCACAAAATACCCGGATCTCGCCAACGACGACACGGCGATGCAGCACGCGAACGCGCTCCTCCAGGCAGAGATTGCAAAGACGTATCGCCGGACGCGCCAGCCGGTGAAGCCGACGATCGACATGCTCGATCGGGCGCTGCAAGAGACGCGGAGGGAGTTCGGAACGGCCCAGCCACCGCCTCCTTCCGCAGCGACGAAGGCGAAGTTCTCGGGCATGTCGACGGGCCAGCGCGCGGCTTCGGGATCGAATGGGAAGCGCACCGTCACCCTCGGCAAAGCCGAGAGGCGCATGGCCGTCACCCGGTGGCCGAAGCTCCCTCCCGCGGAGGCGTACAAGAGAATGGCGCGGGAGCTCGCCGACGACGATTCGAATTGACAGTGTGTACGTACAGCTTGTAACCTAGGGACTAGTTCAAAGTTCCGAGGAGAGCCGCGGGACGGAGAGCTTACCAGGTCGAGAGACGGCCCGCGTCTCTTGGGCCTAGCGTTCGCGGGAAGACCGAAAGGTCTGCTCGGGTCCCGAAGCGATGGGAGCTGCTGCCGAACGAACGCTGTCCAATTCCGAACGCGCCGAGCAGAAGGCGCGCGCCGTACGCCTCGACCCGAAGACTCGTCCCCTCGATGGGGCGATGCCGTGGACGAAGCTCAAGAACCGCGATCCTCGTCGATGCTATGTCTGGGCCCCTGAACAGGGAGTGAACCCGGGCGAGTTCGACGTTCCGTACTACCTCGCCATGCACGAAAACGTGGGGGCGCTGCCGAGTGACGGATGGATGCGCGAGGAGCTCCGCTCGGACGGTCCCCAGCCGACCGCGGGGGTGACCGTGCATCCGGGTCCGGACGGCAAGCCCGCCCCGAACCAGCCGGTCACGTTCCGCGGGAACACGCTCCTCTCCTGCCCCAGGGAGTTCAAGGCGCTCATCGACGCCATCGGCGACGACGGCTCGAGCGGCCAGCGCGGGGCGGACTTCATGGATCGGCTCTACAAAAAGCGCGGCGCCTACACGGACACCAAGCGCATCAAGACGGCGGAGGGGATCACCGTCGAGAAGGACCCCCGCGGTTCCGCGGGCGACAGCGACGTCACCGAACGAGTCGAGGGCCTTCGCTCTCGAGAAGAGGGATAAGTCATGGCGGACAATGCAATCCTGTATGGCTTCCGGTGGCAAAAGGGCGCGTTCGGACGCGCCGATATGATGCCCCGCGAGGCGTTTGTTGCCTCGGCCTACCAGGCCGCGCCTGGCGCGGTGAACGTCGACCTCAATGTCGGCGATCCCATCAAGCTCGTCTCCGACGGATCGGTGGCGCTCGCGGCTGCCGGCGATGCGCTCCACGGCATCATCGTCGGAGGCTTTCAGTACTACGACTCGAACCTCGGCGTGGTCATCCCCGGCCGGAAGCTTCCGGGTGGAACCGCCTGGACGGGCTTCGGCAACCGCTCGCGCCTGATGTACGTGCCCTTCGCAGGGCAGGTCTTCGAGATCGACTGCGACGACAACACGACGGCGACGACCGAGGCGGCGTACGGGGCGTTCTACCAGGAGAACGCCGACATCACGATCAACCAGGACGCCACCTCGAAGACGGCGCGGCCGAGACTCGATATCTCGACCCACAACACCACCAACACCCTCGTCTGTCGCATCATGAGGCTCGCGCCTCGGGTCGATCAGGACTTCTCGGGCAACTACGTCAAGATGTGGATCGAGGGCAACGTGACGCAGAACGCGCCGTTCGCTCCGCTGGGCGTGTAAGGAGGCTACCGTGTACGTTTTCCAATCGACCGCAGCTCGGAGCCTCAAGAAGACGCTCAACAAGATCATCGACGACAAGATGGACGGCTACAAGTCCGCGATGATCATGCCGACGTGGATGGACGAGTCCCCCATGGAGGACGCGTACGTCGACGACCTCGAGATGGGAGGCCCCGGGCTTCTCGTGCAGAAGCTCGAGGGGCAGGACGTGCCGATGGGCACGATTCAAGAGGGCGCGCAGACGCGGTACACCGCAGCCACGTACGCCCTCGGAATCGGCGTCTCGGAGGAGATCCTCGAGGACGCGAAGTACCCCGAGGTCATTCGCGCCGCGATGCGCCTGAAGCGGGCCCTCTACATCACCGTCGACGTCTCCTCGGCACAGGTGCTCGTCCGAATGTTCAACACGGGCTTCCCGCTGGGAGACGGCCAGCCCCTAGGATCGACAACGCACACGCTGCCGAACGGCTCGACGTTCTCGAATCAGATGGCCGTCGCCATGGCGCCTTCTCGGGCCGCGGTGACGATCGTCCGGGCGCAGATCCGCAAGCTCCCGTCGCACGACGGGATCAACGGCGCGGCGATGCTTCGGGGGAAGTGCATCCTCTGCCCCGTCGACCAGGAGTCGGCGTGGGAAGTGATTTTGGGGTCGAAGAACGCGCCGGAGCCCGGCGAGTACAACGCCCTGAACATCGCCAACAAGATGAATCTCGACCTCTACCCCAACGTGTTCTGGAACAACACGACCACGAACTGGGGGATGAAGACGGACGCCGAGGACGGGTTCAAGTTCTTCTGGCGCCGCCGGCCCCGCTCGCGCTCGTGGATCAACAACGAGCAGGGCATCATGAAATACTCGATCGATGCGCGATGGGTTTCCGGGTGTTCGGAGCCGCGCATCGTCATCTGCTCGAACGCGTAAGGAGGACCGATGGGAGCCTATGATGGATACGCGGTAGAGCCGCTGCCGTTTTTCACGGCGGGCTACGGGCTCAAGACTCCGTTCGGGATCAGCCTCCCCCCGGGCGGCCGGGTCGCGGCGTTCGTGCGCGGCTCGGGCGCGGGCGGCTCTGCCTCCACGCGGGCTACCTTTGTGCCGGCGGACTACGACGACAACTACATCATCCAGAACGGCGTCGGCACGCTGTACGACGGCATCCAGCGCTGCCGCGCGGGCCGCAACGATGTCGTCGTCGTGCTCGAGGGGCACTCGGAGACCATCACCGACACGACGGTCCTCTCGGGGCTGAAGGCGGGAACGAAGATCGTCGGCAGCGGCAACGGCTCGAACATGCCCACCATTCGGTGGACGAACACCGCCGCGTCGATGCTGATCAACGCAAACGATGTCACCCTCCAGGGGCTTCGTCTCCGGATGGAGGGCGCGAACGGCATCACCCGCGCCATCAACGTGACGGGGGCCGACTGCACGATCATCGACTGCGACATCGAAGTCGCCTCGGGCGCGGCGCTCAAGGCTGCGATCGGTATCGAACTCACGAACGCTTCCGCGGCCCGCTTCCGGTTCTACAAGAACAAGGTTCGCGGGACCAACACGCACAACGTTACCAACTTCCTCCTGGTCTCAGCGGCGGTCGACCAGCCGGAGATCTCCTGCAACAGAATGCTCGCCTCGGCGACGGCCGGCAACGGGCTCATCAACTTCACGGCGGCGGCGACGAACGTCTACGTGGGTTGGAACACGATCTACAACCAGATGACGGCGTCCACGGCCTGTATCGTGTTCGGCAACGTCGCGGTCGACGGGGTGTGCGAGTACAACATGTGCGGCATCCTGACCGACGGCGTGGCTAGCGCAACGGGCCTCACGTTCGGCGCTGCGGCTCTCATCAAGTGCTTCGAAAACAAGTGCTCGGACGAGCCGAAAAAGAGCGGCGTGCTCTCTCCGGCGGTGGTCGCGACCTAAGAAAGGAGTCCCCATGGCCAGAACGGTTGGGCGGCGCCGGCCGGCGTCGTCGCCTCTTGGGGACTTCCAGGCCAAGTGCGACTACTGCGGGGTCGTCTACTACCGCAAGGATCTGCGGCGAGACGGCTCGGGCAAGCTCATGTGCCCGGTGGACGACGGCATCGACGCGCTCACCCTCGATCGGATGAATGCCGAAATGACGCCGCCCCTCCGGCAGTTCGAGCAGGACGCGTCGACCGAGACGAAGGTGGTCGAAGTCGCCCCGTCGTTGCTCGCCAAAATCGGAGGCTCTACGTTTGTCGGATGACCATCTCGAGCGATACGTCCTTCGAATTCGACATCGCGTCCATCTTCGTGATGGCCTACCGCGAGGCCGGCGTCATCAACCCGAACCAGGGGATCACGCCGGCGCAGTCGAACGCGGCCCGCGACGAGCTCTCGCGCATCGTCATGGGCTCGCAGGCGAAGGGCCTTTTTGCGAAGGTCGTGAAGTTCGAGTCGGTCACGCTCATCTCGGGGCAGTCGACCTACACGATGCCAGGCGAGGTGCTTGACGTCGTGGGGACCGCGATGTTCGTTCCATTGGTCGGGTCGCTCGCCGGCGAGTCGCAAGTGCAGATCATGCAGCGCGACGAGTACCAGACCATCACCAACAAGGACACGACCGCGAGACCTTCGCGCTACTTCCCGAGCCGCGTCAACGAGGGGATCTCGTGCATCCTGTGGCCGATCCCTGGAGCCGCGGAGGATGGCGCGACGGTGCGGTTTCAGACCCATCGCATTCGCGCGAACGTCAGGGACACCACGGCGACGATCGACTACGAGCAGTATTGGGTGGATGCGATGACGACCGATCTGGCCTACCGGCTCGCCAAGGCGAACGCGATGCCGATCGCGGAGCGCGAGACCCTGAGGCGCGACGCAAAGGAGAAATACGACGAGTGCCGTCCTATGGCGATGCAGCGAGGCCCTCAACAGTTCGTGGTCGCCCATCGAACCTCGTGGAGTAGCCGATGAAGGTCAGAGCCAACGGCATCGGCGGGACGCTCGGCGACACCCTCGCCACCTGCAAGCCCCTCATGACCTCGGGCGACGTATGGTACGTCGGCTCGAACGTCACCGGGGCCGCGGACGCCGCTTCCCCTGCGGGCAAGGACAGGGAGAAGCCACTCCTCACGCTGGGCCAGGCGATCACCAACGCCGCCGCGGGAGATCTCGTCGTTCTACTCGATGGGCACACCGAGACGCTCACGGTCGCTCTTGCGATCTCGAAGCAGCTCTATATCGTCGGCGAGGGGTTCTCTTCTGGAAAGCCCACGGCCAACTTCACCGTGAACGCT